AAGCGATCAAGCTCAGTTGAGCATGTATCCAATCCTTGATTATTCTCCAGGCAACTCGATACGCTTTCGCCTCCCGGCTCCTAATCAAGGCCTCCCTGCCATAGTCCTTCTTTCCCTCAAACAGGGCGGCTTTGACACCCTTCACATTTGCGGGGAGCTTGAAGGTTTGTTTCTCCAATCTAAAACAAAGAACATCAATCCCTCCATTCGATGAAAGCTCCTTCATTATCGCCGTTGCTCCGAACAAGGCGAGCAGCTTTTCAATCTCTCCGATGCTCTTTTCTGCCGGGACGTCGGTCGTGTAATTTTTAACGTTGAATTTCTTGACTGTCATTTCTCCACCTCAAATCCTGCCTCAACGAGCCAACCAGTAATCCTTGCCATCGCCAATATCACCCCTGTTTCTTTCTTGGAAACATCCAATAAGAGATTCTGAAATTCTATTATTCGTTTCTTGCTCACCTTCGGCTTGCAATCCCTGACGATGGTACGAATGAAGTCCTCGCACTCGGCAATAGTCATTGCCCACGATTCTCTTTTGTGATGGTCATAATAAAAAAGATACTTATGCAATTCTCTCCCTTTCTCCTTCACATAATCTTGCTGTTTATTCATTTCTTTCCTCTCTCGTTCAGATACCCCGATATAATCCAAATAGGGCTGAGCTGAGCAGTGTTTTCTTTTACTCATCTTCATTTTTCCCCTTATTTTTCTTCTCAGTGCTACCTAAATCCTTCTCCACTTCATTTTTTGCCCAATCACCAAAATCTTCGTGTGTGAAATTTTCCTTTTGCCAGTCTGGTAGATCGGGAAGCCCGAATTTCTTCTGGCAGAGTGAACAGTATTTGTCGTACCAGCTCACCATGCTTTTACATTTAAGGCACACACTGTAACTCATCCTATTCCTCCTCGTTACGGTTTATTGTTCATTTGCCTGGCTCCTTTGGTTCAACATAGGTAATCCTTGCTTTTGTGACATAATCTCCTTTCTTTCGACACTCTTTCCACGATTTACCCAAATCTTCACAATGGTCACGAATAGCATCTCTACGCCTTAACCATTGACCAATATAAAGTCCATGATATTGACTCACAATAACCCACCTGATTACACTGCTCATCATCCCCTCCTCAGCAATTCTCGATATTCTTTGAACATCATTTTTACAGATAATTTATAATCTTTAAATACTTTAGGGGCTGTACGAAAATTACACATAATCTCTGCCCATTTATTGACTAACTCCTCAAGCTCTGCCTCGCTTGGCTTTTGTGCCGATGATTCGATGAGCTGACGGATTTGCTTACGGACTTGCTTCATTATTAACATTCTATTTGAACCACATTGGATGTGTTTAAGATATTTCCAATAGAAATCAAATGCTCCTGTTAACTCTATTAATAACTCACCTTTACTCAGATTTTTCATTCCCGACCTCCTTCCACCGCCGATGGTTAAACTCGTCCTCTTTCTCCTGTCGCTCTCCCAAATGCTTTATTTCATCGGGCTGGTCGTAGCAGACGATTTCGTAGCTGTCTCCTCCGCCCAGGTCGAACCCGAGCTCGCAATTCTCAATCGGGTCTATGCCCTGCTCGTTGCAAAATATGATCCATTCAGGCCAACTGATTTGAAACGTCTTGCCCGCTCTACAATCTCTAATCATTAATTTATTCCTTTTCTTGCATTCTCGGCCCTCGTAATCCACTGACAATTATCAGGTTCATAATTTCCATCGTTATCGATGCGATCTATTGTCAGATTATTTTGATAGCCAGATAATATAGCCCAGAATTTAAATGCGACAAAATTTTCTTTCCATTCTGGCCAGATATTGATGCCCCTTCCGCCATAGCGATGATATTTAATATGATTCGGATTAAGACAACGGTCTTTCATATGATTCCAAATCCTATAAAGTCTCGTTCTTGTTCTTCCGTGTTTATACAAATGGCTAAGATTACCACTTCTTTTTTGAGAAATTTCTTTATGCAAACAACCACAAGATTTTGTGTGTTCTCTCCTTAAATCATCAAGAGAAACTTCTGTTAAATTTCCACAATCACATCGACAGAGCCAGATTACACATCTTCCTCTTCTTTTTTCTGTGGGTATAATTGCAATAAGCCTTCCGAATCTTTGTCCAGTTAAATCAATTTTTAAAGTCATGGCTTCTCCTTCAAGCTCGCCCTTATTTTCTCCCGGAGATCGTTCCGGATTATCCGGATGCCTTTCTTCGTCTGCGGAAGCTCGACTCTCTCCTTGAAATGGGGATCCTCTATCGCCTCCTGGATCAGCTTCCTCTCGTTGACTGTCAGCTGCACGCTTTCCCCTGTGCATAGTCGATGGTTCATTTCCGTCAGGAGATGACTCTGGGCCTCGAGATACCGCCGCCTGTTCCTTTTCCGGAAGATCCAATCTATCAGCTTCATGGTCTCCGTCTCGGCCGATGCTGCGCATAGCAGGCTGCCAGCCTGAATTCCAGGCCCCTCCTTTCCTTTGGCTTTATTCTCAATATCTTTGTGATCCGGACCAGCTTTGCGCACCATGGACACTTCTCAACAACCGGTCTATTCAGGCCGTAATTCTTCGTATCCAGGTCGATGCCGATCCCACACATAGGGCAGGGGACTTGCTTCTCAGTCGGATTGAAAATCATGATTTCTCTTTCTCTACGAAGCCTTTTATGATCGCGTCTTTTTCTTCTGTCTGCTTCTTGTTGGCTATTCTCATTACGTCCATCTGATCATCGAGTTGCCTTTCTCTCTTCTTGGCAATAATTCTCCTGATCAACCAGCCGATGATGAAGCCGATTATGAATCCTATGATTTTCAAACTCATGATGCCTCCTTGTGTTCTTCTAAGTTTCTAATCCTGAAGCCCCCCATAATGTTTCTCGTGGTATTCATAGGCTTTGACGATCCGCCTTCTATATGCGTCTATATGGCTCGGCCTCTTCTTCTTTGCCAATGCCTCCTTCGTCACGTTGTAGAGACATTGACATGGCCAGGCCACGAGCCGCCCGGACTTTTCCTTGCTCATTATCCAGGCGTTGCCCCCGCATCGCTCGCATCCGACTTTGCCTTCCGCCGGTGCTTCCTCCAGAATCCTCTCCGCCGCCGCCCTCGTCTCCTGCACCGTCAATGCCGCCCGAAACAGGTATGCATCATCTGGATCCCTGTCCCTCATGGCCTTTTCGATCGCCTTTGTCAGTGTCTTCAGGGGATATTCCTTTAGTTCGCTGTAAAAGAATTCGACGTCTTCCTGCCTGATGTTTTTGCCGACCTTCTTTCCCGCCCTTTCGAGCGTTGCCTTGAGCTCCGGTTTGTCCCCGTAATTCATGCTTAATCCTCCTCTTTGAGCCACTCCTTGGAGCGTTTTTCATCCTTGCGCTTTCCGGCGTTCTTAGAGTCGAATTTTTCCTGTTCGTCGGATAACCAGTTATTTATGAATCGCGCATAATTCTTTTTTCTTCCCTTCCTTGGATTTGAAACAATCCATTCAATCATCCTGGTGAAAACGTGATACTCGACATCGACATCTGGAAAGGTCTTTTTCCAGCTCGCGAGATCCTCATCGATGATTCCCCGCCATTTTTTTTCCTTGAAGTTGAATTTTATCCGTAGGTGTGGGGGATCCTTCTCCTCTTCTCTTCTCTCCTCTTCTCTCCTCTTCTCTCCTCTACTCTTAGCGTCCGTTTTTCGGACATCATGTCCGTTTTTCGGACATCCTTCTTCACTGAGCCTTCTTTTGTGGCGTTTCGAGAGCTCATATTCCAGATGTGAAACGACGTAAAGAGTACCGTCGGGCTCCCGCCTGAGTTTGTTCACTTCGGGATCGAGACACCGGTCGATCGTTCCTTGAATTAATTCTTCAGATCTATTCAGTAGCCCGGCCAGCCTTTTGAGCGGATAGGGGATTCCTACGTTCGCCCTGATGTAGCCTTCGTCCTTATAACTCAAGGCAAGGAAGTCTACCCACACCGCACACTGTTCGACGGTCAGCTCGTCTCTTGTGGATCCCAAAAGCCACTTATCAATCCAAAAGGGGAACCAGTCGTCTCCCGTTTTTTTCTTCATTTAATTTCCTTTCAGCGTATAGCTCCTTTCTTCGGTCTCATAAATTCCCGGCCTTCCCTTTACCGGGAACGGCCTGATTCTCACCACTCCGCTGAGGATCCAGGAATAGAGCTCCGGACACCATGGACACTTGGCCGCGTCTTCGTCGCCTCTCTTCATTCTCCTGCAGTCCGTGAGGTTTGCGATGGCCAGCGCCTGTCCGGCCGGTGCGATGTTCGGGATCTTGGACGATACAATCAGGATTCGGCCCCGATGGTTTGTTGGCCAGGTCCGGGTCTCTATGGTCTTTTTTCCTTCGGCGATAAGGTTCGCCCACGGCTGCTTAATTGAGATAGCTTTCATTTTATTCCGAGGTGCCTTTTGATGGCCCTTATGTCTTTGTCGTGCTCCATGATCTTCTTCACGATCAGCCTCTTTTCCTTCCGAATGAGGCCCCAATATATCTGCTGATGTTTGGGTTTGCAGAAGTCCTGCCACTCCCTTTTTGGCACGAACCGTCTTTTGCATTTCCCGAGCTCTGAGAGCCGGCAGAGCTTGAGCGATGTCTCCTTCATCGGGGTCTCTCTCCTTTTTCGCATATCATGCATGCACACGCGTTCTCGGACTATTCCTTGTGGTTTCTGAGGCTCCTTTTTATCTCTTTAATTAAATTAGCGATATTGATTGTCGAATAATTGGTCAAAAAACTTAGGTATTGATTTGACTTGTTGTAAGGCGGTTTAAATCGTTTAATTAGCTTTGCTTCAACAAAGCTGGCTTCTTTCCATTCATTGAATCTGACAATTGCAATATCTGTGATTTTATTTTTATATGGAGAATTTGCATATAAATGGTTTTTCAACCTTTCGCCGATATTCGAGGAACAACCGATATAGATGATTTCTTTTTTTGAATATAGGATATAAATCCCCGTAACTAAAACAAAATGAATGACCGAACGGTTAATTGGAACGAAAGTCAAAATTCCATAAGGGATGTATTTATCGATAATTTCATTGATTTCTTTTTTGAAATTTTTCATTTTTTCCTCCATGCACAAAAAAGAAGGGAGGGGAGAGGGCAAGAAAGATGGTGTCGGAAAAAACCCCTCTCCCGGGCCCGCTGGTGCCTGTCTTCTCAAACGTGCCCATGGCCTCCCTAAGCGTCATTCGGATTGCCCTGTGTGTCCCTCTTTATTTTCAGCTCGCCGGTCTTCGTGTCGTTGTCCTCCCTCACCGCCCCACCTCTTCTCTTTCTTTCTCTCTCTGCGGCAGCAAAAACCTTTTCATCCGGCAGATAGTCGGCCGGGATCTCCTTCTCGCGCCGCTTCATCTTCCTTTGCAGGTGGGCCTTTCCGGACAGGAATCCCAGAATGTACGCGGCAGATATCACACATCCGAGCGCGATCACTCTTTCAATCCACACCGTCAGCCTCCTCTCGAACGAGTGTCAGTCTTTTGGAATACACGGATCCCCGGGATATTCGTCTTGTCTTTCTGATGCTGCACGATCTTGTTCGTACGGACGCGATCGAGAATCAAAAGGCTGCGGGGAACCAGGTCAATGTCCACGACTTCATATTCCCAGGTAGTGCGGATGTACGTTCCTTTAAGGTCTACCTTTTCCGGGACCACTATTTCTTCGGGAATGAAATCTTCCTCCTTAACGGGAACGACTTCGGTCTTCTTTTCTTCGAGGATCTTCTCTGCCTTTTCCAGCTCACCATCGTGGAGGGCCTCTCTTGCCTTGCGTTGTTTCTCTTCCTCAATGGCCAGGGCTTTGGCCTCGGCCTCTGCTTTGGCCCTCCTGAGTGCCGCCTCGGCCTCTGCTTTGGCCCTCCTGGCTGCCTCTTCGGCCTCTCTCCTTATGCGCGCCTTCTCTTCCAGGTACGGCGTCATCTTTCCTTTGACGATTCCTTCCGCTTCGCCCAGTGGATCCAGGAGCGCCTTCTCGTCGGCGATCAGGCCGTTCAATGCTTCTCGCGCCTTTGTCTTGTGCGGCTTGAACCATTCCCGGATCTTCTTTTGGAGTGCCTTATTGCCTTTAAGGTATCCGTCAGCAATGGCCAGCTCCCGATCGTTGGTCACGATGAGGGCCCGGGCGATCGGCGGATATTCACAGGCATCTTTGATAAGGGCGGTTTCAACTTCGATTTTTTCTTGCATGTGTCCTCCTTATGGACTCCGGCGTTCGATCTTTGTCACTATGACCTCATCGTCGCCGGTATAGAATTTCTCTTTCTCTTCCGGTGGGATCTTGTATGATTTCCTCGCCTGATAGGTGGTGCTGATCTCGATGTCCTCGATGATCCCGTCCTAGCCGTGGTATTTCCCGGGCTTTGACTTCGTGCCTATGAGCTCGGCGTGAAGCCCCTCGAATGTTTTTTTATGGTCCTTGAATTCCAGGTACTGCTCGAGCTTGAATATGTCGGTCGGGTCGATCTGGGTCATCTTGGTCGGGCTGATCGGCCGGCAGAGGTGGTTGAAATTACACATGCCGCAGACGGTCGCGTCGAACGGCATCGGCTCCGGATACGTCCCGGCCGCGACGTGAGCATTGACTTTGTGGGCCATGGCCTGGTCGCGATCCCACAGCTCCTGTGAGAATAGCATCGGCAGGATCCTCGGCTTCTTCCCGAACGTGGCGATGATCAGCAGGCCCCCCGGGCTCTTGGAAAGAACGATCCCGACGTTCAACTGGCTCGTCATTTTCTTTATCCAGAATTTAGGGTGTCGATTGATGTCCTCGATGGTCTTGGTCGAATCCCAGTAATTTGGATTCGTGGTCTTGACCTCCACCGGAATCTCTCTGAGTTTGCTGAAAGGTTCGGGGAATGTCCTGTTCATTGGAGAAGCGCCGTCGACCTTGCAGCTTATGTGGAGATCGCGGTATTTCTCCAGGCCCGGGTCATCTGTGCTGTATCGTCTCTGCGACTGAGTAATCTCGAATCCGATATCGCCGAGCCACTTCTTGACCTCCCATTCAATCCTGATTCCCTCGTCGACTCTCCATCTCCCGCGGAGGTCCATCGGCTGCCGGTCTCGCCAGTCTACGCGGCAATGGACCAGGTTCTTCGCGCAAGGATGGGAGATCTCTGAGGCCCAGTTGTTGAGCGAGTGGTCCCACGGATCCTTCGCCGGCCGCGCGGCGTCGAGCTTGGCGCTCATCTCGGCCGCGACTTCGTTCAACTGTGAATAGAGCAGTTCCTCCGGAGTCGCTTTGGTTTGTGTGGCTTCTTTCATTCCTTCTCTCCTTCTTCCGGCTGGAAGCTGGAATCCTCCGAAGGATCCTCCATCTCTGCGGGTGACTTTTTCTCCTCCGGCTTCTCCTCTTTCGTCTTCTCCTTCTTCGGTGGCTCTTCTTTGTCTTCCTTCGAGATGTCCTGGATGGCTTCCTTCTCATCCTCGACGGGCACTTCTTCAATGACCTCGGCCTGGACGTCGATCGTTTCCTCTCCCTTCTCCAGCTGCAGCAGGATCTCCTTTATGTTCGGCGCTTCGAGCTCATGCCGGAATCCGTAAACCGGGACGTACGCGACCACCTGGTCGCCCTTTTTCTTTGGCTCGACCTTGGAGACAGAGATGGCCGGATGGTCCTTCAGGATGTTCCTCTCCACGATGGTTTGAGCGATGCGGTCCGCGAAGCGCTGCCGCTGGGTGTGCTCCTCCATGCAGTCGAGAATGGCGGGGTCGGCGTAATTCACCCAGATCCCGAGCGGAGGCTCGACCTTGAAGAAGGCCCAGTCTCCCTCTCCCTTCGGCTCTTTTTCCTCGATCCCCAGCTTCGCGCAGTTCGGATGGAGAAGTTTGTCGGTCATCTGTCCATTCTTCCATTCCGCCTTCTTCATCTTGCTTTGAATGCCCTGCAGGAAATAGGTCTTGATGTTGTAGCAGAGCGTTTTGTCGATGGCGACGATATTCCCGATCAGGCTATACCCGATGCCAACCTTCCGGATCCAGACGATCTCGATCATCTTGGTCTCATCGTTCCGCTCGATGTAGGGATTCGGTTGATCTCTTCCGTCCACGATGACCTTCTCCGGCGTCGCGAGGCTGACAGAGGCCACTTTGTTCAGCAACCGGTATCCGGTGCTCGAGATAGAGTAAGAGTTTTTGATCTTGTAGAGATGACCCAGCTTGTGGTAAAGGGTGAAGTATCCCCGGACTGGCTTGAGGATCTGTCCGTTTCTGACTTTTACATAAAGATCACAAAAATCGGTCTTTAAGACGACCTTTGTTTCTTCGGCCTTTTTGAGCGGCCCGGCCGGTGATTCTTTACGGCTTTTCTTTTCTTCCACGTTGGCCTCCTCTCAATTTTTCGCGGATCTCTGCGGGAGTGAGATTGAATTTGATGGATTCCCCGGAGTTTCCGGCGAGATCTTCTCTCCCGCGCTCCTCAGATATGCGGATGTTCTCGTCCCTCAGCTTCCGGTTGAGCGCCTTCTTCCGCTCGGTGACCAGGCGAATCTTGACTCCACTTTGAAATTCCTGTAGGCTTCTATTAACCGTTTGTTTGTTCGCGCAGACAATGGTCGACCCGGCTTCTTCGGGGGTCGGGTTTTTCTTTTTCTCAGCCATCGTCCCTCCTTTGCTCCTGCGATTCCCGGCGGACCAGACATTTGTTTCCCGGCTTGTCGGTCTCGATCCCCTCGGGCCTTGTGCAGCACGGAGCGCCTGTCTTGATTCTTTCCGGATCCGCAAAGTGGCATCCGACGCAGTTCGCGACCTGGAATTCCGCCAGCCATCTCTCGTCCTTCTTCTTTGCCAGCCAGGCCTTTATGTCTTCCTCTTTGATCTCGAGCTTACTGTCCGCACCCGCAATGAAATCCCACTTGAAGTCCTGGTAAAAGTCGTTCGCGTCTCGTTCTCCCACACAGTCATGAAGGATCGAAAGCGCCGCGTCCGCGGGTCCCGAGCCGCCGTATCCCCACTGGAATCCGTTCGGGCTGTGCCGGCAGATGTGCATCAGGATGTGCTTTATTCCCTTTGGAGTGGATACCCAAACGATTTGACTGCCAGGACCTGTGTTGTAGCCGGAATAGATTTTCCCCGTTTTTGTTGTTGCTTCATTCATCTTTCACCTCTCGTTTAAAATTCCCTTGCCCTGCATCCAGGAAGAGGGGTTCCGATGACCCTCTCCTCGCAGATACAACAAAAAGCCTGTCTCAACTTTTTCCGTGGGAGCTATCACCTCCTCTCGTTTTGGATTTATTCTGCTAAAAATCATCAAAAATATTTCCTTTAGACTTCGAAAGTCTAATTTCTTCTCGATTTTTAGACCCTCGAAATCGTATGATTTTTTTATTCATCTTTTTTTAATTCAGTGGCAGACAACATGATCTTCGCTATCTGGATTACAGTCTCGGCGGTTTTTTTGTTTTTGATTTTATTGAGTAGCGTATATCCACAGGGGTCAGTGAAATATTCAAGAAGTTCCAGGTCTTCGGTTGCCCTCACTAAATCTGAAAACCTATCGATGGGAAAAGGCTTTTCCCCTCTTATCCAACGATATAGAGAGTCTATATGAACCCCCATTTTTTCGGCACAGACATCTACTCGATATTTTTTCTTAATAACAAAATTTAAATAGAGTAGATTTTGAAACGTAAATTTATTAGTGTTTTTTAGATTGTTATTAGCCATTTAAGACCTTATATTCGAAGTGAGGAAAACGATGAAGATCTTATGCACTAAACGGCTCCCGAAGTGTATTCGCATTCGCATTCAAGAGCTTGACGACTTGCTCTCTGGGGATGATCCACTTTTCGCCCACGAACGAAGCGATGATGGTTCTGTCCTGGATATAAGACATGATCGTCCGTTTATGGCAACGGAGAATCTTCGCGGCTTCCTGGACAGTAAAGAATTCTGTCATTGGATCAGAATCTCCAGAGGGATACCTGTTTCCCTATGGATTTTTAATGCAAGTTTTTTCCCGAATCCTCTTCTTCCAGTAAAGTAATGCGAAATAAGAGACTCAGATATTCCAAATAGATTCGCTAATTTCTTATTTGTGAGATGTTTATTTTTTTTAAATTCTTCCAAAGTTTTATATTTTGGTTTTTGTCTTGATAAATACATAGCGTAGTTAAAATAATGAAATAAGTACATTTTGTCAAGTGGTTTTTTTAAAATAATACAATTTATTTTTAATCCTATTTGACTCAAAAAAAATGGTTGACAATGAAAATAAAAAATCTATTATTAGAGGAAGAATAAATACATTTTGTCAATTTTATGAGTCCTAAAACGACTAAAATAATTACGGAACAATCCGATGTAGAAGTAGTCTGCAATAAGATAAAAAAACTTCTAAAACAAAAGGGGCTAACCTATGAATCCTTTGCCCAGGAATATTTCCATAAAACCGAAGGATGGTTTAGCCACATAATGAATAAAAAAAGAAGATTTACTGTCGATGTATTGCTTGAAATTGCGGAAAAATTAGATGTAGATCCAACTTCTTTACTCCCAGGTAAAGACTCTCCTAAAACTCTTGATGAATATATTGATTTAAGGATCGATAAAAAGTTAGAAGAATTGAAACAATTTATGGAAAAATTAATCAATAAAAAATTAACAAAAAATAAATAGGGGGTTTAAATGAAAAGCAAGATTTTGATTTTGGGATTGATTTGCTTATTTATGTTTGCTTGCTTTGGAGAGGAGAAATCTTCGCCTCCACAGAAGCTAACCCAAGAGAAGCCGACGCTTCTTACAAGTTCGTCTTTGCGGATTGGGGTATGGGATTTGACAGAAGATAATCCCATTCATACAGGGGCGGAAATTTGGATTAGAGGCGTAGGTTCAAAGTATCTTAAAAGAGCTCCGTTCGTGGTGGGAAAGTTTTCTGTCGGAGTGAAGCAAGAAATTTTCTTTTACCCCGAGTCGAGAGAAGGGAAAGAGCTAATGTTTACCTTCATGATGACAGAAGATATGAATCCTAATGGAAGTGTTCGAGATACTCTCTGGATTTCATTTTACGATGAAGAAGTCGAAGTCTCTGGACAACCGATCACAGCAACAATAGGAAAACCAGAATTGAAATTTAAGAGAAAATAAAAATCGGCAATGGGATTGATTCGTAGGGGTCGTCATTGGTGGCTCGATATCAGAATTCGGGGAAAGCGGATCCGTCGATCCTTGCATACCGCACATAAAACGATCGCCCTGGCTCGATATGGAGAAAAGAAGGAGGAGCTCGAGTCCGAGCTCGGCGGGGGGGAAATCCGCTTCTCCGACTTCTGTGACAAGTATCTCGAATGGGCCTGGTCCTCAAAGCCTGCCTCGGCACTCCGGGAACAACAGAGGTTAAGGAAAATCCAGGATTTCTTTCAGGGCCTGGAAATTGTCTATCTCGATGACATTACTTCTTATCACATAGAACAGCTCAAAGCTCATCTGAAAAAACAGGGTCTATCTAAGGCCACGATCAACCGCTATCTTCAAATCCTGAGAGGGCTGTTCTATAAGGCGATCGATTGGGAGGTCTATAATAAACCCAATCCCCTGAAGAAAATCCGCTTTTATCGCGAGGAGAGCCCCGTAGAGAGCCTTTCTCCCGAAGATATGCAGAAGATACTGTATGCTGCCAGGGCAATCTCAGAGAAGCCGGGCAGCAAACTCCAGGCATTATTCCATGATCTTGTGATGTTTGCCCTTAATACCGGGATGAGGAAGTCTGAGATATTGAACCTTACATGGGATGGCGTAAAAGGGGACACCGTATCCATAAGAGGCAAAGGAGAGAGGGGGCGAACTGTTCCTCTGAATCTCCGAGCAAAAGCGATCATCATTCGGCAACCCCGGAAGGACTCATATATCTTCGATATCCCGAATCGCCATCAACCAGATCTATTCAGGCGAACAATCATAAGGATAAGGAAGGAGACGGGGATCAATTTCCATTTCCACTTGCTTAGGCATTACTTCGTTTCTGTGCTCCTGGAGAAGGGCGTTGACATCACGACCATAGGAGATATAGTTGGACACAGCCGGAAGATGACCTCTCTCCTTTATAGTCATACTAATAAGGAAAGGAAGAGAAAGGCCGTAAAATTACTTGACCTCGCAGGAGAAGAGGAATATTATTAGGGCATGAGAGAAGATAAAGCGAACGACAAACTGCTTGAAGGATTGTTTGATTATGGGTTTTCAATTTTCCTGGTTTTACACATGCTAAGATATAGCAAAGAAAACAATATTAAAATTCCTGAAATTATCAAAATATTATCAGATGGAAAAATTCCCGTAAAATATGCGTCATATATATCATTTAGCGGATATAATTCTTTCAAAAATATGATTAATCTATGTCAAGATTTTCCCATAGAAACTACGAGCGAATAGGAGTATGATTAAAATTAGAGGAAAATAAGATGTATTATTTTATTGCTCTGTTGACTTATTTAGTAACGCTTGATTATATTCAAGGTGGAAATTTAGGAGCATCCTTAGGGCTTACAACCAAAGAAGCCGCTAATGCCCTTTATGAAGCCCTCGGAAGAAAAGACACAAATTAGGACACCCGTCCGAGATATCTTTACTTGTTTTCTCTGATAACTTTCAAAATCTAAGAGACTGAAAATCTCTGCGTCGGCGGTTCGATTCCGTCCCTCGCCATCCCAACAAACCCCTGGAAACAAAGATTCGCAAGGGTGTATTCTGCTATATTCTGGTGCATTCTACCATGCTATTTTTGGTCACAAAATGGACACACTGGATATGAGTAAGTGGTTATTCTGGATTGAATATGTGGAAAATCGGATGGTCACAAAATGGTCACATCATCAAAGGGAATTGACTTTTTCGGGCAATTCATTTATCATTATATCTCAACCAGCAAGAGGTAAATAAAAATGAGAGTCAAAATATTTATTTTGGGATTATTCTTTTTAATTCTGATCGCCTGTGAGAAAGGCATCAAGAATCCTTACTCGCCGGAGCTACCTGTCGATCCTGTCTTTGTTGGAGTTAAGGAATTTACCTTCAGGGTCTCTGTGGACTTCGCGGACATTCCAATTACTCCTCCGAATCCAGACTATCCGTATTGGAAAGTAGACGTTAGGATTCACATGAATGACTGGCCTGAACCCTTCGGTGCTATTCTTATTGAAGGGATTGGTATAGAGGACAGGGAATGGTCGGCATCAAGATTCTGGCAGTTTGAGGAAAAGAAGAATCAGGAAATCGGCGCCACATATCATTCTTCCCCCACGGCGCACCCAGCGAATGTTCCTTTAGAGTGGCAGGAAAGTATACGATGGAGATTTCAGATTATGGACGTCAAACTTGACAACCCTCAATTCAAAATAAGGATTTTTGTGGGCGAGAACGAAACGGCTGATACCGGTTGGTTTGACGGATGGAAGGCTTTTACGCCAGATACGGAAGGAAGCAAAATAAAAACCCTATTCACTTTTCGGATAGAGAGCAATTATTAACCCTGATTTTTCTTCTCAAAATACTCGGCCTTATCATTCAATTCCCATTGACCTAATTCGGCCTCAGGAACGCCAACCTCCAGGGCAATAGATGTTAAGGTGTCTTGGAGGTTTACTTGTGCCTGCTCAATATTTGCCCGCCTGATAAAAAGAAGCTCTCTCTGAGATTTCAGTAATTTTTTCCTTTTCACAATTCACCCCTTATTATGAAAACTTATGTGTTCCCCTCTACATGAAAATAATTTAAGATTTTCTGCCCTGTCATCATTTTTTGTTTCATTTCTATGATGGACAATTTCTTCTGGTAATAAATATCGACCTAAAATTTGTTCCATAATCAAACGAGAACGCTTAACATACCCATTATTTATTGCATATGGATGATTAGGATTGTGAACATAAATATATCCATGACCATCTTTTGTTTTGCCACCTTTCCATCTTGGATTATTTTTCCCCTTATTAATTCCTTTCATTGTCTCGCTTATTTTTGTTTTTATTTTCCTTGAACGATGCGTGCCAAACATATGATTTCTTTTACCCCTTTGATAACAATCCCTGCAATAATTGCCATTATTTGACCTCTTCTCTTTTCCACAATCAATACAAAGTCTCATTTTTCTTCCTCTATTTTTCTTGGCCTATCGAAATAGGGAGACTTGCATTTTGGGCAAATTCGGATTTCTTTTTTGCGGGGATTCCATTTGTGGCCACAACGTTTACATTCAAGAGTTCTTATTTTTACTTTCATGCTTATAAGTATAACCTAAAAAGAGAAAAATATCAAGGATCTTGTGACTGCATACTAAATGGGTTTTGTGTTGTTATGGTAATGGGTGTACTCAGGGTACATGCACCGAGCATGTTGATTGCCCTATCATACCGGAACCGCATGTATCTTACTTCAACAGATTGATTGCCGGTCTGCTTAGCATAAATCTGGATGAGATCCTGTGAATCACACGCTCCGATACCCTCATTAAAAGCATGCCAAGTATCCGTGTCCCATTCGTGTTCAATTCCCGATATCGGCACACCATTCTTGTAAATCTTTACATAGGCGGGATATTCGGGATAGATGCCGACGCTTCTCATCTCGAAATATAAGCTCATCGCTCCCGTCGGCTCTCCCATCTTGACCTCTTTGATTTTCGTGTAGGTGCTTGAACCGGTACTCTTTATGCTATCATTGCTATTTCTGACGGCAGTGCTTACTTTCGAAAGAATTTTTATGACGATCGAAGTCGAATCGTAAAGCCTCAGCCATGCGCCGTCCCCGGCAACGCATTCAGCAGGATGGCCTGAGAGCTTCCTCATAAGCCCGTGCCTGCTCTCCGAGACATTCAGGTCGATATTATTCTCTGGCTCGGCCAGGTCGTCCAGCCTTATAAAATCGGCCCCACCCGCTTGATGTCTTGTTTTATGGACGGGCAAATCCGCTGCCGCGATCGCCGCCCAGGACGGGTCGGTTCCGTTCGACCTGAGAAAAGTCCCTGATGCCCCCTTTGCCAGCCTCGCCCATTTCGGGGTAGCATTCCCGATCATGATATCCCCTCGGACTACGGAAGCGGGAAGGGAGTCTGGGTGGTCAGCAGATAGAATATTATGATTCCTGGTGTGGTGCTGATTCTCTGTCACATCGGTCAACGCACTATGGGGCTTTGTGGAGTGAGAGGCTAAAGTATGCGACTGTGCGTGGTGTTGGTCAGAGGTCACGCCTGTAAGTTCGGAATGAGCTTTTGAGCTATGAGAGGCTAATGAATGAGATTGCGGGTGATGCTGGTCTGCCGAGACTCCGCCTAAATCAGAGTGCTGTAATTCCGCCCAAATGAAAGAAGTCGCCCCAGATGCCCTGACCACATGGCCAATGGTAAGTCCTGATGCCGTATGCTTTGCACCGGCTAAAGCGTGAGCAGAGGGGGTGAATGTTGCGGGCTTATTGGTGATACGATCCCAGTGAACTTGTTTTTTTCCTGCGTCCTCACCCTCAAAGAAATTGTCCAGTTCAGTTTTAGAATAGCCATAAGAGCCTGATAGATTTTTAATCTTAGGCCAGAGTCCATGCACAGTTCGCCATTCAGATTGAACGTGCTGACGCCACTCTTTCCTGGTTATGTATGCTTTTTCGAGCACTAAACTTTCTCCAATGTGACGCCTGTTTTCCCTGTCTGTGGATTTTTCTCGACTCTTAGAATCCTTAAAGAGAGCTCACTTGCTGTGCCACTTATGTCGTAAAATCTCGTTCTACTAAATGGAATTAACTCCCCAGGAAATTGGTCAAAGAGAATCATCGGAAGCTCATCGGTAATATAAGTCTTATTCAAATAATCGCTGAGTATCTTAGTTGCTAAAGCCTGAGCGTTTGAAGGGTCTCTGAAATAGGTATAGATTGACAGCTCTTTCTCGACTCCGAACTTGCGTTTAATATCATTGTCAGTCGCTTCCTTGACTTGCCATTCCTGGCTCTGACAATTTTCTCCATAGAACACCCGCACTTTCCAGTAGAGCGAATCCCTGTCCTTATTGTGCCGATGCCCTTTACTCTGAAAGTTCCAGATATATTTTGCCTTCGATGGGACTGTCGTTTGTAGCGGTCTCAATCCGAGCCGTGCGTCCCCGTCCTGTAGGATAAAGGCTTCTGTCGTATGCTCTAAAGTCTTTAATATCTCATCGTAAGGGGTGTCCTTATAGAACAGAATTGACAGGCTTTTCGTATTCGCATCTCTCGTCTCGTATATCCAATCGACATTTAATTTAGTCGTGTCGATATTTGCCTCATTATTCAATATGTGTTTGAATATCTCAGCCCCATTCTCGACCACTTCATCGGCTGTATTGACCATTCCCGTGAAGGACACAAGGACAATATCATCCTCTCCGACATCAACACTCGCATCGAAAACAATAATGCTTCGTTGGAGATCGCAATAATAATCGGTGTCCTTTGTTTTCTCGACATCGTTCACCGTGACCTTGCCAACAGTTTTCGATCGCCCATCATGATAGCTGAATTTTGCCGACTCGTTCGTTGTGGCATCGTAACCTTTAATCGGGACAGGGGCAACGTCCTCAACGTATCCGTACGCCTTCGGCTTCTCCCGCCCTTCAAAATCCTCTTCCATGTCTGGGTAGTCGGTTATCCAGTATTTATTAAGAATCAAATCTCGCTCAAGTTCCTTCCTGGCATCCCTTAATGAGAATGTAATCTTTCTGTCCTCGATACTCTTATCCGAGATATGGGCTGAGAACATCTTTTTAAAATCAGCGAGAGCCGAGAAACTATCCTTCCCGCAATAGAGCGTAAGCCTCGAGCCTATCCAGGTGAACTTCTCGAACCGCTTATCGAAATAATATTCCCCTTTGCTTAGAGCGTTTATAAGCGATATAGAGCCTGTGGATAGACGGAAGCTACCCTCGAAGCACGACTTAATCTCCTGTGTCACCTGGGGGATGCTCTGCGCCGATAGCCAGGGAGGAAGCGTACAGAGGGTGTCTGCATAGGTAAAATTCCTATTCGAGATAAGATGGGTGAATCCGCCCTCCATGAAGAAGTTGTCTGGGTCTGTCCCATCACTCGAATGGACATAGAGCTTCTGATTTGCGCTATCCCAGTACCATGTTAAGGCGGTAGCTTCGACTTGAGCGATAGATGCCTTCTCGGTCAGGGCAATTCCATCCTCCCAGATATTATCAAATTCAAGCCCTCGCTCATCCTGAAGGATAGGGTATTCTGCAATAGAAACATCATCAAAATAGATTGAAGATGAGGCGGCTGTTCCTCTTCGGAAATGAAATCGATAATCTGAATAATCTGGATGAGTAATAAATTCTAATTCATATTTCTTCCAGGTTGTTGAATTTGGTAAATCAATCTCATAATTATCTACATTCCAAGTCCCGTCTTCTTTTAAATAAACATTATAACCAGAGTCTCGAAAATTAACTCTTGCTGTTTTTCCTGCCACAGAATTTTTGTACCAAATGACTATTTTATTTTTTTTCCCTATCCCCAATGTTATGCTCTCATAAATATATATATCGCTGTTACTCGCATCTACGTCAAATCGACAAGAATAAGAATCGCCATGCACCTCTACCGATTCCCTGTTAACTGTAGATGAACCCGTTATCGTTTCCGTCCAATGCGTCAAATCCGTAGCACTTGCCCAAACCTCCATCCTGCCGTCATCGAGCTTTTCTTTCTGTAGTTCATAGGTATATGACTGACCCGTTACCAGCGTAAATCCCGACAAGTCCATCTTCAAATCAATCCCTGCGATATAGACAGGCTCGATATTCGGGTCACGCACAAAGACCTCGAATTCCGTCCTCTCGTATTGAGCGTCAGTCGTATCGTTCTCTGAAGCCGTGAAGGCGGAGTCGCCCACGCCGTTATAGCTACAGACACGAATCCAGTATTGGTCATTAGAGTTAAGCCCCTTAAAGAAGTATTCCGTCACATCGCTGGCTACGATATGCTCGGTTTCCTCTCCGCCGAATACGCCAGTATCCGATATCTGGACTTTATATCCAGCAACCGCAAAGCCCGCTGCAGGGGCAGTCCAAGAGAATCGCATCTCCTCATCCGTAACTTCCGAGATAGTCGCACCAGTCGGGACATTGGGAATATTATTTGCCGTGACCTGTGTCCCTGTCGTATAGCCTGAATAATTCGCAGGATCTTCTTTAGCTCTAACTTGATATGTATAATTATTGCCAGCAACGGCGGTTGTGTCCCTATAGTATTCCATATTGGCTGCGACATTTCCTATCTCACCGAAAGCCCCTGCTCCCAATTTCCGTTCAATGCGAAATGAATCTTCAGCAGAAGAGTTATCCTTAAAGATTATCTCAATGAAGTCGGAGAAAACGAGGGTCTCGATATCCGTTGGGGCTTGGAGTAGAGCATAGGTCGTCTCGCAGTCCTCGGTACAGAAGTCCGTTTCACCTGGTGGTTCATACCATCCACCCAATGCTTTATAGCAATAATTAGTGCTTGGGTCTAAGCCATTAAGCCCATAATATTCAAGGTGTCCAGCAATAACTTCTTTGAGCACATAGCCTGCGGATTCTCGATTTTCCCACACCTCGATGTACTGGTACTCATCCCCATTGACCCAAGTAAGGTGTCCCGTGTAGGGGCTGTCAACGATAAAATCGATATTAGAGGGCGCAACGCCGGGCATTATTTAACCTCAACGAGCGAGGCCCTCCAATTCCAATAGTCTTTGTGCTGATAGGGCCGGGAGGCGATGCTCGCGAACTTCATCCAATGACTATCGTCGTTGGGATTATCGGGATCAAAAACAACGACGAAGGCCCACATTTTTTTATGGTATTTAATGAAAGTATTTATCGCATCCTTCGACGTGGTGTTAAGTCCCTTGAACGGCAATATCCGCGTGTCCAGGATCTCCTTCTCCTGGCCAAAGAATATCCCGGCCTCTGAGTAATCTCCTTCCGAGAGATCGTCGTTCCCCTCCTCGTAGGGCTTTACGAACGATCTGTTCGGCTCGAGTTGTTCGCCACAGATGACGGTCGCGAATTGAGGATAGTCCGTGAAGTCCGATCCCTTCTCCAGCCGCACCCGAACATATTGTTTGGCTGCCCAGGCGGTGAAGGATTTGAAAATATTCACAGCATTGTAAGTTAATGTTTCTGTCACCACTCCGGTGGTAAATGCCGAATTCGTGGCCCCCTGGAACTTGATTGTCACTCCGCTCAGCTCGAAATTATGAGCGAGGATCGCAACGAAATCTATCACCTGAGCCGTTATTAAATCATTCGGTACGAGACAGGGTTGCGTCTTGACCGCGGCTTTATAGAACATCGATTTCGTATCCGCCTGCGTATCCGTCGCCGGATGCTTCACGTCCTCGCTCGAGGGCGTCAGCATCGTTCCCGCGCGCCAGAGGCTTTTGATGAGTCGTATGTTTGACATTATTTAAACACCGTCACTGGAAGTTTTATATCCCCGGCCTCGCCGCCGAGGTTCACGTTCTTGACAATCTCCTCGTATCTGTCCCCCACTTGGATGGGGATAATTATTCTTATAGAAGCGATGGTCTCTCGGAGCGTTTCCCGGAACGTCTCCCGCAACATCGGCTGTGGGGCAAGAAGTTCGCCCTTGTGGGCCTGTACAAGCATATCTCGAGGGAGGAGCGCCCCCTCAGCCGCAGACGGCACTGCTTGCTTTTTAATCCCCTTGACCTGTTTAAATCCGGCAGCAAGGGCCAGTGCAACAAAAGGAATCGCCCAAGGAAATCCCAACTCGGCAATGGTTTTTGATGCTCCCTGATATGTATTCCAAACTGCAGAGGCCAGGGCAAACTCTTTTCCTGCTCCACTCAGAGATGACAGTCCGATCCCGATCTTATCCATCGCACTCAGTTGGGTCTCTGCCATAGCCGTAGAGCCCGCCTCGAATGCACCTATCTGGTTGTTCAGCCAGTTGTTGGAAGCCGCCTCTGCGCCTTCCATCGACTTGTCCCACTCGTAGAGGAAGAAATCACCGAACCCGGAGACGCCCGTTTCGAAAGCCTCGCCGATATCCGTGAAATCGATATCGGGAAGAAGCTCGCTTACGTCGGGAATAATCTTCAGCGCCTCAGCCTCTTTTATTATAGCTGCCCGCTCCTCTCGCGCGGCTGCCTCGGCAAGGATCTCCTCCTTCAATGCTTTATAGAGGACGATTGCCTGCGCGTTCATGTAGTTCTCTGCCCTCTGTGCCTCGGCGGCGGCCAACGTTTTGTCGGTCGTTAACACCAGCGCATCGCGGTATTCCTGCAACCTCGTGATCGCTTCGTCTGTGGTCTTTGAGTCCTCCATAATCCAATGAACCTTCTCCCGCAACGCTGCCGCTTGCTGTCCTATGATGCCGACAAAACCCGAGAAGGGTTCTTTCATGCGCGCTAACTGCGCCTCGGTCTCTATTAGCTGATTTTGATGATCCGCCCATGCTTGCGTGACGTGTCCCAGCGTCGGGAGTTGTTTGTTTTTTAAACTAAGAACCATCCCATCGAAGAGCATTTTCAGCATTCCCACGTTGACATTGGTACTTCTCACTGTTTGCGAGAATTTTTCTACGCCGGCTACTGTTGGGCCTCCAATTATTCCGCCCATCGTCTCGGACGTACCCATTAATCTCTTCACCTCTTTATCCAAATCCTCAGATGATTTTATCCCGGCCTTTACCGGATCGGCAAAGCCTGTGTAAAAAGATTCTTTGAATTTATCCATCGAGGTTTCGGCTACATCAATCCAGAAAGTTAGGGAATCCTTCTGCTTGTCGAAGGCCTCGGTGGTGAGGCCAGACACATCTTTTAGGAACTCAAGATCATCCGCAAAACCCTGGGCCGCCGATCCGCACAATGCCATTGCTCCAGATAACGCCCTCACGTCCGGGATGAAAAGCTTCATTAATTCGGCGTTCCCCGCGGTGCCTTTTTTGAGATCGGCCAGGAAAGCCCCGAGCCCTTTTGCTCTGAGCGCTTGGGCGGAGAATTCGAAACCCAAATCCTTCGCCTGCTGCTTCAGCGCGGGGGTCGCCTTGAGCACGGCCATCAAGACCTGCCTCAAATACATCGTGGCCTTCGATGCCTGAATCCCCTGTCGCGTGAGCGTAGCCGTGGCGGCTCCGATCTCTCTGAACTCAATCCCCAGCATAGAGGCTGCCGGAACGACGGTTCCGATGGATTGTGCCAACTCCTCGTAGGTTAGCTTTCCTTTTTTAACGACCCCAAACATTAGGTTCGAGACATGGGAGGCCGCCTCCGCCTCTAATCCGTAGGCGTTGATCACCGTCGTAAGAGCATCGACGGCTGTCCTTGTGTCCGTAACCCCTGCCGTTGCCGAGCGCGCCGCTGTGGCAAGCAACTCAATGGCCTTTGCCGGCTCCACGGAGGCAGAGAGCACTTGGTACATTCCTTTTGCCAGGTCAGCCGTGTCGCCCAGAGTCGGCGAGAGATATCGAAGCTCTTGTCGCAGTTTGCCCGTCTCTTCTTTTGAGATGGTGAGCATTGTCGTGACGTTTGCCCACTCGCGCTCGAACTCCCTACCTACGTCGATAGTGTCCATAAACTGCTGCCGCATCACCCGAATGCCGGAAGAGACGACTTGCGTGACTCCGAGGCCCATGGCCGTTTGCTTCCAGAGGCCCTGGATGCGAGATGATGTCTTGGTTGCTGTTTTATTGAGCCTATCCAGATGATCGTCAAACTTCTTTATCGCAGCCGTACCTTTCTTGGAGTCAAATACGACGATAAACTTCACGTCACCCATTATTTTTTCCTTTTCTTCTCTATCTCTTTTTTCGCCTGCTCATTGGAGATGGCTCTGTTGTTTTGATGAATCATATTTAAAGCCGTCAAGAAAAGCCTCCTTTTGAATCCTTTGAGGCCAAGCTCTTTGACCGCATCGCCAACCACGCCGGCCTCGAGGGCGAAGATGTTGACGTTCTCGTTATACCAGCGCCAGCAAAAACGCTCGAACTCCGTGAGCTTGAGCCTATATTCATTGAGTCGGCATTCGTCGCAATCGCAATCTCCTTCATGCTCTCCTTCCTCGGGCAGTTTATCCTCCTCATCTTGAAGGCTTGCCCAGACCTCTTGACGCCATCCGAGGAAGGCTGCTAATTTTTTACGAAATTATCCAGATTTATGGCGTAAAGATAAACCTTCCATCCGAGCATTGTCGCCTCGCCCTTGAGCTTCGCAGAGAGCAAGGGACGAAGATGTCGCTGCTTGGTCTCTTTGTCGAGAGGAATCTTTTTGCCACCCTTTTCCAGATTCCACTCCTGGATGCACTCAAGAATCGAGTTCGTGATGTTCGCCCTGCCTTCGCTGAAAATATAATCCAACGTATCGAAAGCATAGATGGGGCTCATTTTGAGCTTAATCTCCGGCGGGTCCAGGAGTTTATTGTCCTCGAATTCGAACCTCACCCACTCGGAAAAGGGTTTAAGTTCCTTCTTCAATTCTGGCATTCAAAAGCCTCCGTTAAAATGGGATAGTCAAGAACCCTTCGGAGTTCGTTATATCCTTGACTACGCCAACATGTCCGCTGTGCGCTTGTTCTGCACCTTCAGCTGAACGGGTTTTGTGATCCCCGACATGCCCGTCGGCGCGGCGTCAGCCTCAAGCCCCCTCAGGGTGATTGTCGCGGGGATGATGTTCTCGTCCGGATAATCCACGTCCTCAATCTTCAAGCGAGGGAATTCGAATTTGAAGAAGTAGTAAGAGGTACCCGTAATCAGCGCGCCCGTGAATATCAGGTCAGCCTTCTTCTCGTTCTCAGAGGTCCAGTCACCGAAATAAACATCATTCACGTTGTCCATGCGATTCAGTTCCAGCGTCAGTTTGATTGCGATCTTCCCTTCCTCAAGCGCCTCAATAATAGAGTCCGATCCACCCTCATGCTCGCCGCCTTCAGGCTTCCGTTCAATCTCGAGCGTGAAGTTCTTGACCTTGATCGCGTCGTCGCCATCAAGCGCATCTCCAGCCTGAGCGTTCATCCTGAACACCAACTGCTTTTTAAGAACGCGGTTATGCTTATCGGGGACAGTGACCGAAGCAAGAGTCGTGACAATCGCCGAATCATCGATGACTTTGTCGCCCTTGAGATCGACCGTAAGTTTGAGCTTTCCTCCGTCCATCGTAAACGTCAACTTATAAGGTTTCGCGCTCGGCACGACGTGGTATTTATCATGCTTCTCCGTCGCATAGGTGCCGAAGAGTGCTGCAATGGTATTCGCCAACGTGAGCGTGTGTAGCCGCGCAGTTCCCTCTGGCGTAGAGGGTGCGCCTGCCGCCCCAAATACTTGAGCGACAATGGGTCCCAGACCTTCGTAGCGGGCATCAAATTCGAGCGAGAAGTCTACGGGATCGAAATCACCCAAATCAAGATCGCTCTCGAATGCACTCACGGGCGACTCCTCGGGAATCATAGCGATGGCCTGCTTTATTGCCCCCGCATTGAGGGGCAAGATTCCATTCCCTGCGGCATTGGGGTCAATCTCCGTGCCCCAGGCGCTGGCCTTCTTCCAGGCGCTTTTGTTTAATCGTTTCTCAATGTCTGCCATTTTTACCTCCGCATTTTATTTACGCTGATAACATATCAGTCGTTCTTTTATTCATAACGCTGAGACGGATAGGCTTCGTTATGCCTGTCATCCCGTACGGGGCAGAGTCGGCCTCTAACCCCCTCAGCACTATCGTTGCCGGGATTATACTCTCATCGGGATAATCTACGTCCTCGAGCGTGAGGCGCGGGAACTCGAACTTGAAATAATAATCATACGGGCTCTCAATCTCAGCGCCCGTGAAGACAATGTCCATCTTCTTCTCGTTCCCTGCCTTCCAGTCGGCGAAATAGGCATCGTTTGCGTCATCCATGCGATTAAACTCGAGCGTGAGCTTCACTGTGGCTTTGCCCTCCTCCAGGGCCTCGATTATCGTCAGCGCCCCGCTCTCGTGCGCCCCGCTCTCCGTTGCCCGCTCAATCTCAAGCGTCAGGCTCTTGGCCTTGATCTCGTCGCCCGTGGCGAAGGCTGATCCGCTCACGTTGTCGGCCACGTAGGAGGCCGATCCCGCATCATCTGCCGCGTCGCTATATCCGCAGAGATCTGAGATATCCGTGGCCTTATGGGACCCAGTGTTCCAAAGCAAAGAGAACGTAGAGGAGGCAGCTATCGTGAATTTATGCGTCGACGTGGAGTAGGTTATGGTGTAAGTGAAGCCTCCGATTGCTTCCAGTTGTTTTTTTATCTCTGCGCACAACTCGGTCGAGGTATAGCTTCCGAGATCAAGCTCTGCCGTCAACTCTCCTCCGCCTTCTGCGAAATCGATGTGTTTATTCGTGGCCACTACGTCGAACATTCTATTCGCTACGGCGTTTAACCTCAGCACGGCCTGTCGCAAGAGTATCCGATTATGCTTATCCGGCACGGTCACAGAACCGAGATTGGCTATGACGCCCGAGTTGTCGATCAGCTCATCACCTTTGAGATCTGCCGTGAGTTTAAGTTTGCCGGCATCGATGCCAAAGGTCAGTTTGTAGGGTTTGGCCGAAGGCACGACGTGAATCTTATCGTGCTTCTCTGTCGCATAGGTGCCAAACAATCCGCTCGTCTTAGCCCTCAAATCCAGCACATGAAGATAGGCTGCCGTGGCCCCTTGTTGCGTCGGCCCTCCCTTTGGGTAATGAAAGCGCGTGTAGTCTGCCGCATAGGTCGCAGCGCCCGTGTCGTTAGCAGCGTCGCTATATCCACAGAGGTCTGAGATGTCGGCTGCTTTGTTTGTTCCCGTGTCCCAGCGAATCGTGAAATTCGAGGGTGCCGCTATGGTAAATTTCCGAGTGGCTTTGGAATACGAGACCACATAGGCCAATGCTCCCTCCGCTCTCATTAGAGTCTGTATATGCGCGCACAAGGCATCTGCGGTGTATGTTCCGAGCGTCAGCGTAGCCGTTAGCTCTGCGCCCCCCTCGTCGAAGTCGATATACTTGCACGTGGCGGCCACGACGAACCTCTCGTCCGTCCCAAAGACCTGCGCCAGGATCGGCCCCAGACCCTCGTAGCGTCCGTCGAACTCCAAGGAGAAGTCCACCGGGTCCTTGTGTACGATATCCAGATCGCTCTCCATGGCGCTCACCGCCGACTCCTCCTCGACGAGAGGAACCGCGAGCTTCAGCGCGCCCGCATTGAGCGGGAGGATTCCAAGTAACGCCACATTTACGTCGACCTCCGTGCCCCACACGAGGGCAGGCTTAAAGGCCGCCTTATTTACTCTTTTCTCTATGTCTGCCATTTGATTTCACCTTTGCCTTTTTCATGGATTTTTTCTTCGCAGGCTTGACCTTCTCGCACCATCCATCTCGCTCCCAATTAGCGATAATGTCGGGATGAATTCCCCTCTCTCCGGGATCAAATACATCGCCTGCCTCGAATGGGCCGTAGTCCGTATATTGCTTCTCGCGAACCCATTTATAAAGTTGATTATTCATAACGCCCACCTCACTTCAGAATCTTGAAATATAGCCGGTCCAGATTCGCCTCCATTGCCTTCGGAGACGTGATGAAATCATGCCAGAACTGCTTGCGCTTCGCCTTCGACCAGCCCAAGACCTTTGTCATGTAGATGTTCAGCCACTGGTGGAAAAGCGTGAGCTTCTTGAGTCGTCTTTTGAAGCGCCAGTTTTTGAATTTCTTAATTAATTTCATCACAGTTCCCCAAAGTCTCCTGTGGATATCACTTTCACCCTCTGCTCAAAGTAACCGAAGCCCTGTGAGCTGAGGTATCCGTTATCCGTGGTGGGGGGTTCCTCGAAGGTCGTTTGCACGCCCAGCGCTCCGAGGCTGCCCGCCGCGCCACTCTTAGAGTCATCGTTAATGGCTTTCTGGATGTCGCGGATCGCCCGCTCAAGTGGCGTCACGGTGTCCGAGTTGTGTTTGACATAGCCTTTTATGTTAATGAACCAGTGTTCGTCGTAGAGATCCGTGCCAGCGAACTCCGTCCGCCCGCCACTGTCCCGAAAGACCATATACAGAGGCTTATCGGCCTTCACGCTCGCCTCCTCCCAGTGGACGAACTTCTTCTCCACCGCATAAGGCGTATAGAAGTAATCGTCCCCTGCCACGATGGCTTTGAGGACAGTTATTATCCGCTCAATTATCCGTAGCGAGAGTGGCGCTGTCGGGCTCATTTGAATCCCATCTCCTTCATAATATCGTTCTTTAATTTAAGCTCATCCAACAGATGAAGCTCATCCTTCACGGCAAGTCGGAACCACTTGAACTCGGGGATGATCACTTCCTTCTTCAGCCGGATAGAGCCATCGGGCATCGGGATTGCAAGATACGGCGCAGTCTTCGGTCTGATAATCCCGCCCTTATCCAAGATCTCTGCATACTTTACGCTACTCTTTCCGAGGCCTATTCCCGTGCCAAGGATCAGTTCAAAGAGCTCTGCCCGGCGCTCAAGCTCGTGGCCCACGTTCCGGCCCAGCGCACCCGTGGGATTGGCCCACTTGTATTTTCCAACCACCTCGCCCGTCGCATTCCTCTTCGCCTGTTTTATAACCTGACCGGCGAAGTGCACGAGCGTGTTCTCTATCGCCTCGGGCATCCGTTTCAGCTTCGCGGTTTTTCGCTTCGCTCCACGGATGTCAACAATCTGCCTCATAACGCCTTCCTTGTATATTTTCTAAGCACATCCTCCACGTAGGGTAAGATGTTCTTCTCTGTCATTTTTGATATCGAGCCATCGCCGAAGCTACGAGAGAGTTCTCCGTGTTCCTTCTTTGTCGCCTTTTATGTTCGATGGCCACCTGCTCGTTGCAGGCGAGCTTGAGGTCGTCGGGAATCCCCGAGCATTGCTCCGCCGAACCCGCAGGCTCGTTCACGGTCAGAACATTAGGGTTACCATCGGTTATGCTGACTTCCTCGTTGTCTGCGAACTCGCCCGTGATGGAGACGAACTCAACATATCCCACGGCATCCTCTCCTGCCCAGGTCCCGCTGGCGACTTTAATTGCCGATACGACGCCCGAGCCAGAGGCGCTCGTGAGCGTCTTGCCTATCGCCGGCTCCTCGGAGCCTGAGTCGAATGCCATCCTCGAGACATCGGCCCAGCCCGCTTTGTATGTGAGCTTGATATTCCTCCGGATATCGGCCCAGATGCCCGCCTCCTTCCAGAGGATGCCCCACTCGTAATCGACGGTGAAGTGCGTGTTCTCCGTCAGCGTGGCCCCTGCCTCCGTTATCTCGGAGATTGAGACCACAGGGAAATTCGGAAGCAGGAGATACGTTTTGCCCGAGCCGTCGAGGTATTTATCCGTATACGTAGTCTCTTTGAGCTGCTTGTCTCCCTGACCTCTCAATATCCCTTCGATTAAAGTGGAGATGGCGTTTATGAGAATCTCCAGAAGAGAGTCCTGCTCCGTGCCTGCCTCCTCCTGATAGACCTTCTGCTCCTGGAGTGTGACGATCGCATTCGCTTCAAGGGTCATTGCTCTATCTCCTTCTCCTCGTCGTTATTAGTTGAGGGGGCTTATCGTCCACTCTCCCCGCAGGGGCTTGGCCTATAAGACGAGGCTTTTCCTCTTCATCGGTCTCGCGAGGCGGGAATACCATCGGGTCCCACGTGCGCAAGGCCCTGCTCGTTGGAACCAGAGAGAAAGCAATCTCGCCCGAGTATAGCCTACTCAACATCAACGAATGCTCGGGCAGGATCGACAGCGGAATCTCTCCGTTATAAACAAACTCCGTCAGCTGCGCTATCAACTCGTAGACCGAGGCCGGAAGAAGGGCCAGCCCGATCTCGCCGTTGTAGAATTTCTCCATCATAGAGTCGCAGGAGGGAAGAATTGAGAGCGACATAGCACCCGCATAAACGGCCTCCACGAGAGCACTGTAGGTCGGCAGCATCACTAAACCGACGTCGCCATTGTAGAGGAATTCATTCGCCTCACCTTCCGTTAGCTCGTAAATTGAGTTGGGCAGGAGCACGAGTCCGACGTCACCTCCGTACGCCTTCTCGAGAACCGCTTTCTCGAAATCGGGTAGCATCATCAACGGAGTCTCCCCACCATAGACCCTGTCAAGCGCCGAGATATAGCCAGGAAGCGCCATGAGGCCGACGTTGCCTAAGTAAACCCGATCGAGGGAGGAGATATAAGAGGGGAGCAGATTAACTGCCACATCGCCACCGTAGATCATGCCCAGAATTCCTTTCGGCATATCGGGAGTTGGAGTCAATGGAACGTTTCCAGCGTAGATGAATTCTCCGCCTGACGTATAATCAACATTCCACTCGACCGCCCCGACTTCAATTGTGGCCCTCTTGGCCGGCGCACCTCCTGCTTTCGTTCCATAGATTCGACACTCGACAAGACTACCATCCGGCGTTCCAAGTTCATTCGCATTCCAAGTAAAAGCGAGAACCGTATCCGTTGTGATGTCAATATCAGAACCCGCGCGAATCAAGATACCGTTTTCGTATAACTCCACTCGCGCCGTGGGAGTGCCCGTGCCTCCAAACTTTCTAACCAGGGCACGGAATTCCTGAAGATCGGCTCCGATGTTGGGTGCACCCGTAGGCGTAGGAAAGCTCACTCGACAGATGGAATTTGCATTGTTGCTAATCGCTGTCAGCCAAGCACCATCTGGAGAGTCGGGATCATCCTGAATGTCCGCAACAACCCCATTGAGGTTAGTCTGGACTATAAGGACATCCGGAGCCTTTCGCTCGGTTGCCATTCTGCCTCCTTAAATTATTGAACAGTGACTTTCGGCGTAACCTTCACGCTCCATCCATCATTGACCGTGTAGGGTCCATCCGAGAAGTGCTCGACGTTTATCAAAAGCCCAGCGGTTCCGGTCAAGGCTGTGGTCACGAAATAGCCGTAGACCTCGCCCCAAGCTCCGCCTGCGGCTTCAAATAGCTTCTGTACGTTCAGGAATTCGCCCTTCGTTGCCTGCTCCGTCCAATCGCCGTCTGCGAGTTGAATCCTCGCATAGCCATTGGCAGCCGGGACTTCTGTGAGATCACCTACAACTGCATCCTCTGCCGGTTCGGTCACATCCAGGTAGAGTCCGAGATAGAACCCTGCGGGCCGGGCTTGTCCTTTCAGGTAGACGTTGCCCACATCTGTCTCACCCTCGTTGCACCACTTCCCTGCCATGCCGAACACAAGCATCAAGATTGCTAATAGCATTAACCAGTCCATTCTAATCCTCCTCTGTGTGCCTTTTTACTTCGTCTCCGAGGGACCGGGATGATCACGGACCTCCTCGGCTGCCCCGCTCTTCAGCCAGGCTCTGGCCGTGTCGACAGAGACGTCCTTTCCCACCACATAGGTCTGCGACTTGGAGTAGGATGCGTCCTGATTCGCAAGGCCCATGAGCATCCTGATTCTCTTGGGAGCGGGTGCGACCTTCGGTTTTGCCTCTTTGGTGACCTTTGCTTTCGCAGTTGCCTTCTCGGCCTTCTTCTCCTTCTTCGTCTTCTCTTTCGGCTCTGGCTCGACCTTCGCCGTCGGATCAACCGTCGGTTCCTTGCTCTCTTCTGGCTCCTTGATCTTTGTTTCCTCGGCCTTTGTTTCTTTTGTCTCCATTCTATAAATCTCCTTTAAAGGGAATCAGGAGGGGCCGTGAAAGCCCCCTCCTGCTATTGCTAAGTGCAATTCTACCTGTCTCTGGTTCAATTAGAGCTTGAGATCCACCAGCATGAAGTTCTCACCATCCCAACTATCCACGGCCATCGGAAGTAGAATTCCGATTGTCTGGTATCCGTGGGCTGCTCTGAGCACGCACTCAGAGCCAGCAAGTGTATTGGCAACGATATCATGCTCTCCGTCGGCTGCGCCTTTGTCGCTCTGGGAACTCAGAACTGCGGCGGGTCCTTTGACCTGAATCCACATGTAAGAGTTCTTCACCGCGTATATCTGCGGTATCCCCACAACGAGTCCCGGGATCGCGCTCTCGCCTCCGCTTCTGCTGAAAACGTTGGCATATTTATTCTCCACGAGCATTGCGCTTCTTCCGGCTGCGATAGTAACGTCATGGTAGTTCTCGTGGCAGGTCAAATTGACTACGGCAGATTGAGCTCCGGCGGGATGGGATTTGATCCTCAGGACGATTCCGCCCTGGCAAAGAATGTGACCCTCTGCGAACTGATTTGCTAAGATTCCACCAGCGCCCTGGACGGTCCAGGGGATGATGTTGCTCCCGTTCGTGAGGGCACCAAGTCCCGCTCCTTTCTCCGTTGCTGCCGTATTATAGGCAATGGCGGCCTGGCCTCGGCCAATCTCTGTGCCGAAGTTGCGGATGTGGACGTAAACGAACTCGCGCTCTGCGCCTTCCAGGATTTTCCTGGTCCCCAGAATATAATTCTGCGTCAGGCTCACCTCGTCGATCTCCTGCTCCACCCCTGCTGCAAGCATGTTGCCCGTTCTCAGCTCTCCGCCGACAATTAGGACATCATTGCCCCGTCTTTCATCATAGCTTTTGTGGTTCTTACCCATTTCATGTCCTCCTTACAAGGATGTCAGCTCTTGGAGAATCCGAAGGGCATCCGGGCGGATAACGCCTCCGGTCTCTCTTGCACTGACTAAGATTCCGACCAGCCCGGCTGTGGCGTAAAGCTCCCGCAGCCATTGAATGGTCATGCCCAGACGGTCGAGGATTCTGTAGCCTGCCCTGAGGTCGCCGAAGATAACAACGTCAGCCTTGTCTTTAGACTTGAGTGCGTCGATGTCTTCCTGCGCCTCAAGCGGATAGCCAGCAAAAGTTGCGGGCTGTCCCGCCTGGACATTCGGCTGCCAGAGATAGAGCTCCTCGGTCGCACTTTTCAGCTTCCTCAGTGCCAGTTCCGTAGTAGAGGGAACAAGAAACCTTCCATTCCTTCGATACTGTGCGGGGACGGCATAGAGTAGGTTGAGCATGTCGTCGACGGCAATAGCATCGGCGGCTGCTGTAGAGACTCTCGTCACTGTGGTGCCGTTAAGAATTCCATCCGGCTGTTCGTTCGCATGGCCTGTGCCTTTGATGTAGGCCGTCTCTTCTGCCTCTGCCTTCGCTCGGCTGAAGCTGTCAACGATGATAGCTTCGAGCGCAACGTCTGTGTCCGCAAGCTCATCCTTGCCGATTTTCGCCAGACCCTCAAGGTCTTCCACATGCTGGTAGTCCTCGGAGGGGACCATGTCGGTCTCTACGACCTCTTTTCCGAGCTCAAGTTTGCCCCAGCCCATCTCCACCTCAGTCATGCTCCGTCTGCGGATTCTGTTGCGCGCGATGGTTCGGATCGTGGCATACTTCCTGATGATGTTGATCTTGGGAAGCTCGCGGTAGATCTCGGCCTCAAGTTCCTCGGGAAGAAGAATCTGGCCCGTAGTATCCGAGACGAGTGCCTTTCGCTCCATGATGTACTTCTCTGCCTTCTCGTCGAGTTCAAGGCTGCCTTTCTCTTGACCAGAGAATGTCCGCATGAACTGGAAGAATGCTTTCTTATACTCCGCTTGACCCTCTTTCAGCTCCTTCGTCTCCCCGCCTGCACCTCCGCCAGCGGTATCGCTTACGGGAGCGGGACGCTTCATCGCGGTCTCAAGCTCCTTGAGTTTCTCTTTGTTGGCCAGGATCTCGGCTGCAATCTTTTTATCCTTCTCCTCGTAGTCGCTCTTTAACATCACGCCCTTCTCGAACTTCTCGAAATTGTCTCGGAACTCCTTCGTCAGCTTGGCATCCTCATCGAGAGCCTTCTTGATCTCTGTATTCGTAGGCTCTTCGGGTGTCCCTCCGTCAGGTAACAATACGTATTTGTTTCGCATTGTCTTTTTACCTCCGTTTTTTAAGATTTTTTCCTCGCGATTTTCTCGCGATTGAACATTGGCAACAACGAGTGGTCTCCCGGCTCGTCATCTTTATGCGACGGCTCCTCGCCTGCTGCGGGAGTGCCTTCTGGCGGCTCCGCTCGCTCGAGGAGTGCCTCGAGAGACTTAATCGCTCGCGCAACTAAGCCCGACTCTTCTGGTGATAAATAAACTGGACAATCCTTGCTTTCCTCGTCCAGTGTGATTGCTTCGTTTGCGATCCGCTCGACGGCCTTCACGGCAGCCTCGAACGTCCCTTTATGACCCTTGCAATGCGTCCGAGCTTCGGTTGCGGACCACGAGGCCACGGGGTAGAAGTATTCATACTCCTCCCACTTCGTCGAGCTCTTGATCCTCCCGTAGCGCACGGTATAGGGCTTGCCGTCGCTCGTGCGCTTTGCGCTGCGAAATTTATCATGCTCCTTCGTGCTCAGCCGGCAGATGTGATTGTCTGCCGAAGGTTTGCCCTCAAAGACCTCCGTCTCCGCATAGAACGTGGCAATGGACTTATCCTCGTCGGGTGGCGTCTCCTCCTCCTCCGCTTTAACGTTAGAGATGATTGCGCCCTGATCCATGCCAAAGGTGACGATGCTGACCTCATAGAGCTTAATCTCCTTCAACACGCGCACGTCGCCATCGTATTCCTTCTTCACGGCATCGTAGCCGATTGAGAGTTGACGGGCCACGGTGTCTGTCTTCTTCATCGCAGCATAAAGCTCCTTTGCCTTCAAGATGTCATCTATAAGCAACTCGCCGACGCTCTTTAACCCATGCGAGTCCTCTTTGAGCTCAATCTCCCCGAGCGGAACCCTCACGTCATGGTACCAGTGGATGGGGAATCTCTTCTTCTCTCGGAGCGTCTTCCTAAAGGCGCCAGGCAGGATTTTATCCCCGCCCGCATCGATGTTGTTGAACGTGGCGGCGTAGCCCTCAAAGGTCCCGTCATCGCTCAGCTTCTTAATCTCGAATTCAAATACTTTTCTTTCCATTTTAAGCCTCCCTGACCTCTGGATAAGTGGAACAGAGGCAGTTCACTATATTCTCAACGCTTGCACTCGGATCGAGGGGGAATTGCATCAGCTCCCCCCCCACCTCGAACGCATCGTTCAGCGGGATCGGATTCTCGCTGTAATTGACATCCGCCTCCTGGTGCGTCAGCCGCGAGTCGGCAACAAAAGAGCAGAGCCAGCCTTTACGCTCCACGCGCGGGGCTTGCTTATAGCCCTCTACTTGCCCCCAGTTCTCGGTCTTCGCCACCTCCGTGCGCGCTATCGCCCGCGCGCGTGAGGGAGCAAAGTTATCGAGTCGTTCAAAGACTCGCTGTGCCACCTCATCTACAGTCCAGTTCTCGTATTTGCCCTCTACGACGAGAGCGGCAATCTTCTTCAACGAGGTGCGCGAGATATGCGCCCCCGACTCTATTATCAGAGCCTCAAGCTTCGCTCGGATGTCGGGGGGTATCTCGAACTCCTTCTCCTCCCGTTTCGTCGCATTGAGGTCCATGAGCTTCCCCTCGCCTGCCTGCCGTCCTGCCTCGCCAGCACTCAAGAAGTTCTCGTAGTATTGTCGTTTATATTCCTCGGCATACGTCTTCGCCTCCTCCTCTACGTCGATGATAGCCTCAGGATTGATCTCCGCAGTGGCCGTTGCGCCGAGGATGGCCTCTCTCACGACCCTTGCCTGTTGTCTCAGCCGTTGCTCAAGCGAGCCTATGAGCGTGCGCTCCTTCATCTGAACGCGCTTGACGAAGTGCTGCCAGAGCAAAAGTTTGCGCTCCTTCTTCTGCCAGAAGGATTCATGCTTATCTGACTTTGTGCCCGCCTCCTCTGCTGGCTTCGCTGCCCCCGCTGCGGTTATCGGCACGAGGTTCATCGGCAACCACGGCAGATCGGCCTCGGGGATCGGAAGCTCATCCTTGCCACACATCACGCGCTGCTCGTTCAACGTCAGCCAGTGCGCCTTTGACGCCCTCTCGAAGACGGCTGAACGCTCCTCCTTTAGTGCCTCAATCTCATCGCGGTTATAATCCAGCACGAGGTTATCTCCGAATTTCGGCGTAAGCCAGTTGTTGAGCTCATCGCGCAGATAATCCATGTACGGGAGCGTCGTCTCCTCGTAGAGCGCCTTCCTCGACTCCTTCTGGTTCGAGTACGTTTTTGCCTCCGTGTCGCCCATCAGAGCGGGATCGATACCGAGCGTTATGCAGCAAAAGCGGAGCGTTAGTTTTATCGAATTAATCCAGTCCGCATCCTTCGGGTTGATGGAGAAGGGCATCCACTCCTGTGCGCCCTCGAGCACCATCGGCATGCTCGCATTCTCGTAGCCGGCCTTCTCCTCCAGGAGCATCTTGGTCAGGTTCTTCCTCTCTTCCGGGTCCAGGTTCCCTGAGACCTTGATCGCCCCGGGCGGCTTCATGTCGTTCTGTAGGAGCTTCATGTTCCAGTGGAGTGCCATGTTGAGGATATCTATACCTTTGGCCGCCGCCTTCAGAGGCGGGTAGCCGTAGAAGTCGTCCAGGGGACTAAAGGTTTTGAGTTGCAAGATGTCCTCGGGCGGATATTCCTTCGGTTTGCTCGGGTTGCTGAAATATTTATACGCTGCTATCGGGAAGGCCGAGGTGCCTGGGATTATAGTCATGACGTGCGGATAGAGGTAATAGAGCTCCGACGGCGCTGGCCCCTGCTCCCTCTCTTCCTCTGCCTTGCCCCCTGCCCCAACGCCGAGAATGTAGGCGTTGCCCGCTATGTAATAGAAACCCGTGATTGCCTCGATAAAGGCCGCCAGACCGTGTCGTGGGTTAGGTCGTTGGATCGTATCAAGTAGCGGGTGCTCGAAGAGCTCCACGCGCTTCTCGCCCGCCTTCTTCGGCTTCTCGAACAACTGCCACGGGATGCCTCCTGCTGCCTTCGAGAGCAGGGTGACGCAACGGAACATCGTCATGCAGTTCTGGAAGCCTGCCTCTGTCAGATTCCTCAGGTTCGTCGACGTCCAGAGAGGGTTGCGACCGAGGAACGTCATCATTGCATTATAGGGCCGCGCCTGCGCTTTGCGTCGGAAGATGTTGGGAATCTTCAGCGTAAACGTATCCATTGCTATGCCTCCGGTCTCCAGAAGTGTACAGTTACACTCGATGTGTGAGTCGCAAAAGCATAAATGACAGTCTCGGCTATGTCCGGACTGATCAGTCCCTTCTTCTTCATCTCTTCCTTTGAAACAATCTCAATCTGTCCCGCCGAGTTAATTTTATAAAGACAAGAAGTGAGCTGCGCCTGGAGTTCCGGAAGTGCGGGCAGGTCGACGTTCCCGTCCAGGAGACGCTCGCGGAAGCCCCAATAGATCTCAGCTTTGATGTTCTTGAACTTTTCGGGATCCCGGGCTTTCCCGCCTGAATGGATTTCCATTATCGAGTAGCCCTGCTCCTTCAACCTATCCACAACTCCAGCTCCTATCCCGTCGGCGTCGAGCTTCACCTTCTCTGGCTTGTACTTCTTGATGTCCTGGACATAGAGGCCCGCGATTGTCATGAGATCAATCTTCTTCTTTCTCCAGAGGATCTCAACCTTCGGCCCCCGCCTTAATCCGGACACGCTCTCATCATCACCGTAGCGTGCGATATCGCCTCCAAGCTCAACGGGTTTGCCAGGTTTCAGCTCCCGTGCTATAGCAGCCTGGATGGCGGCAAAAGGATAGACGTTGTTGATGCCCTCGAACGCCGTCCAATCACCCTTGAGGAATCGATTTATCCAATCCTCAGGAAATATTTCTCTCAGTCGTTCCACATAGCCCTCCGGAAGGTTCGGGTTGTCCGTAGGCAGCGCTGGAATGAATTCATGGTCCGGCAGGGCTTGGTCAACAAACCTCTGCTTAAGCCAACCCGGGTCTGGATTGGAGCCCATAACGCCAAAGTATTTGATACCTGGAAGCTGGAGTCTTAACCGAGACAAAAGCATAAGAAAGAAGCTCTCTGTCGTTTCCGAAGCCTCGTCTATAGCGAACCAGCCAAGCTCCATCGATTTCAGGCCCTCGATCGCCCTCACGTCATCACCCAGTCCCCCGTAATAGATCCTCGAGCCGTTCAGCAGCTCATAATAAGCAGGCTGTGATTGGTAGTGTTTTGCGATATATCCCGTCTGCTGGATCATTGCATCAAAGACAAGGAACGTCGTGCGCATAAAGTCTTTATTCGTATGCCTGCAGAAATAGCCGCGGTTGCCCGGGTAGTCGCAGGACAGCGCTATCGCTTCAGCACAAAGGGCCCAGGTCTTCCCCCCTCCCATGGCGCCACCATAGAGTTTATACATGGCAGGAGAGGAGTGGAACTGAGCCTGCTTGGTGGTCTCTTTGTAAATAATCCTGTAATTAGTCGGTATCATTATTTTTATTCTCGTTGTTCTTAGATCTTGACATTATGAAAAGAGGGACTTTGACCTCCCCGCTGTGTTCGTGTCTTTCGGGGAACATTCCCAAATGCTTTCCGAGAAGCTCGAGCGGTTTTATCTTGTCATGGAGCTTCAGACTCATCGAATGGCTTTGTGCTCCGTCGACTTCCTTCATGCTCTTTATGGCCCTCGTCTTCTCTCCCTCTATATCTTCGAAGGGATAAAACTCTACGCCTCCGTCCTTGTTGATTTGACCGTAGTGTTTGAAGTCGGAAAAGCCCACAGCTGCAAGTTCCTTTAGGACCATATCCTGGGTGATTCCCGTTCGTTCAGACCGGTCCTTTTTCAGCTGCTGAATTCTTTTCTGGATGTTAGCTTTTGTTAACAGTCGACAGGCGGAGACCCTGGCCGACTTTTTAGCGAAGCCGGCATCTCTTGCCGCTCTCGTACCGTTGAGATCGATGATATATTCCTGACAGAATTTTTCGTGTCTTGCGGGCAGAATTACTCTCTTCAATTCTGGCCTTCGGACCTTTGCTTTTGTCTTGGCCTTCGGCTTCATTTCAATTCACGGTTCCCTCAAGAGGCACGCTACCCTTCTGGATCCGATAATTGTCTATGAATTTCGCATAGCAAACCGGATGCATGACGACGAAACCTCCTCTGACGAGCAGGATGCTTGCCTTCTCGAACTTCACTTTGCGTACGCAACGGAAACACTGCGGATCCTCTCCGATTACTTCTTCCTCTTTCTTGCTCATTTCCTGTTCAGCTTATCGAAAATCTTGTTGTGATCCTCCCTGTTATTCTTCTCAAGTTTTTTAAAGTCTTCGTCCAGGTTCTTCATCTCGGTCTCCAGTTCTGTCAGTGCTTTGCCGTGTTCTATGCATTTCTCTTCTTTGCCTGGGATGAGTTGAACGCCGGGATTGTCGGGTTCTGGAGCATCAGCCACCATTCTTTTGTTGTTTCTCTTGTTGCCGAGAATCTTCAATGCAATGATTATTGAACTGCCCATCAAGGACATGCCAATCGCGACCCACTGGATAATCTCCTCTGCTCCCATCATCCACTCCTACTTCTCATTGAATCCCTTCTTCTTCTGCCAGAGCCGCTTCCCGGTAATCACCGTCAGTCCTGCCGTCAGGGCACCAACATAGGTCGCATATTGCGCCATTGGCTTGAATCCCGTGTAATAGAATCCAGCCGTTACCAATACGGCCCAAACAATAACCGCAATGGAAGTGGTCACTACAATTTTTTTCTTTTCTCCCATCATCAACTCTCCTTCCCGACAAGCATTTTCAGGTGCTCCATGTCAAAGAGCTTGCCCGGGCATGATTTATGGATATTGAAATTATGATGCGAGTAAATGTCGTCGACTGAAAGACCGTAAAGCTTGAGCCAGAGAGCAATAACTTTGGCTCCAACTTTGAGCATCTCTTTTCTGGGTGCGATTTTGTCGTAGTTGCCGATGAAGCAGATACTGAGAGAGTTGTGATTGTGACCCCGGGTGTGCGCTCCGGAGACGTCCCACATTCTGCCGAGCAGCGCCTCATAGTTCAATTCGCCCCCGCTCATAATCTGTTCCACTCCGCAGTGATATCCGATCCCGGCCCACTTCAACGTCTCTGTGTGATACCGACGGATTGCGCCCCAGCTGACGGTCCCGCTATCTCGCGTCGCCGAGTGGTGGATAATTATTCTCTTCGGAATGAGCAGAGCCATATCACCAATAATATAAACCCTGTTTTTTTGGGGAGATCTGAATGTTTCACGGAATCGGGAAAACGTTTCACGAAATGGAACGAATGTTACGGTTTCGTGAACTTATTTTTACTTGACAAACCTATTTGATTTCTTCCAGTTTGGCTTTTATGGCCCCTTTCTTGTAAGTCTGGACCTGGATTATCGTATCTTCCGAGCAGTCTTTTTTGAATTCTATCAGTTCGCTTTTTGTCTTATCCGTCAGCTCATCCAGTTCCACTCTGACGAACATCTTAGCTTTGGGGCAGTAGAAATGGACCGGCTCCGGAACCGGCATGACGATCCGGTAGACGCCAAGAAGATTGCTGAGAGTGCGCTTTTTCGCACGCCATAATCTCAATCTTTCTGCGTTGTCAGCCATTCCTTTCCTTGGATTCATAGAATCCCTCTTTATAATGGTCGATTAATAAATGATGATTTGCACACAAAACGACCACGATTTCCTCATCATCTGGAAATAAATGATGAGTCATTAACATATATCGGTCCTCAATTTTGCATCCATTAAATTGACAACAGCCACCGATTTTGTGAAGGCGTGATGGTCTAGTGTCTTGATAATTTTTTCTTCTCCTTGCGTTTATTTCCGCCCTATTTTTTTGATAACGCTTCGCTTGCTTTTCTTTTAATTCTTCCCTATGTTCTCGATAATATTTTCTGCCATAATTAATCCGTTCTTCCCTATGTTCTTGACGATTTTTCCTTACTCTTTCTCTGCATGCCTTCTTGTTTTCACGATAATATTTTCTGCCAGAATTAATTAACTCTTCTCTATGTTCTCGATGATATTTTCTATTATATTCTCTTATTTTTCCCCTGTTTCTTTGGCGATATTCTCTTTTCTGTTCTTTTCTCTTTTCAATGTCTTTGTTTGGCATCTATAATCTCCTCAACCTATCGGCGATGACCCCGGAAGACGAACAGAAACCGGGACTCCAGGAAATAAGCAAACATGGGATTAGCCTCGGAATGTCTTTTGGTGGGGAACGTCTTTTTGTCATCGCCGTCTTTTCTATTTTTTTGATTTCGTTTTTTTACCCAGTTGACAGGGAGTACATATCCCCGTCTTGTTGTGGGCTGCGATCTTGCGCCCGCATTGGCTACATTTGGGCCCTGGGCCCGGTTGCCAGTTTTCTAATTTTTTACTTTTAATCGTTTCCGTCTCTTCGGGAATGGGGACGACTGCCTCTTCTGCCTCTTTCTCCGCCTTGCGCCCTGGCCTCCTTTTGGCCGGCTGCAGGCGCAAGTCGTATTTCACCTCATATTCCACGGCCTCCTTGAGGACTTCGTGGACCTTGAAGCCTTCGGTCTTAAAATTGACCATCAGAAATGCGATCAGGCCCTTCTCTGTGTTGAATTCATAATATTTTTTGTCGATTAATTCGCCTCGCGTGAAATCAGCAAGTAAATAATCCATGATTCCTCCTTTATCTTTTCAAAAGCACTTTCAATGTGACCGTTATGATCACGCCGGCGACGAATCCCTTCCAAAGCCCGTCGAACCAGCTCTTTTTCCTCTCTTTCGTGGCCAGCGAGAATTGCTCATCTTTCTCCTTGTACTTCTCTTTCCAGTTCGAAATCTGCCAACTCTGGGCCCAGGAGAGTCTCCAGACATTGAATGTGGCCATCTTCTGGAATTGCAGGGCCCCCAGCGCCTCGTCCCGCTGATCCTCAACGAATGGCAGTCTCTTCAGCATCATCAGGTTCTTCTTTGCACATTCGAGCGTGAAGACGACCTCTTCGTTTTGGATCCATACGCCGTCCGGACAGCCGAGGATCTCTGCGGTCAGGAGTACGACCTCGATCGAAGGTAGCACTTGGACCTCCTCCTCGACCTTTTCCTCCTCTTGCATGAGTTCTTCGATTATCTCCTCTTTCTCTGCGACCTTCGCCTCCGCCTTCACGGCCATTTTCGCCGTCTCCAGGATCACCTTGTCCTTTTTCGCATTGTCCTTGTCGAGTTCCTGGATCCGCTTGTCGCTCTCTCGGATATCTTTCCTGAAATCGGAGTCCTTGGAGAGCCGGTCGAAGACGAAGATCCCGATGAAGAACAGGAGAATGATCAGCAGCCAGTTATCACGTAGAAATTTCATAATGACACCAATAATTTGTATGGCTGTGATTTCCTGCTTCTATCCTTGGGTGCGAGAAGAAGCCGATATTCAATTCCAATTCCCTTCGGAGTTGATGCTAATATGGGACTTGCATTAACAGATTGACATAATTCATAAAACTCATTCCATTCATTCACACCAAAAGCACCACCTCTTTTGCATTGGATAAAAATTATTTTTCCCTTTTTTATACAAACTAAATCTACAGGTGATCCAGAGCGTGGTGATCTCAAAACAAAATAACCTTTTTTTCTCATATCGTCCCGTACTCGATATTCAAACTGTCTTCCTATTCTATAAAAAGTTTGTTTTGGCGTTTTTAATTCAATCACATAATCGTATTCATCAGAGAAAAAGTTTTTCATGGTTCTGGAAAACCCCAAATCATCATATCCATATCTTTTACAGAATTGACCTAATCCCAATTTGGATTTTTTAAATTTATTGAAAATAATTTCAGCAACCTCAAAGGACATATATTTCCAAGTGCTAAGCCATGGAGCCTTCCGCTTTCTATCTGTAAGCCCTAACTTTCCTGCTTGGCGACACATAAAAGGCTTTGTTCTATTTAGCTTTTTTGCCAATTCGTCAAGTTTGCCACCATCTCTGTATATTAGGTATTCTCTTTTTAAGATTTCTTTCTCTTCTTTTGAAAAAGGTTTGTTTTTTCTGTCTATTCCTAATCTGACCAATCTCTCATGGACAGAAGAATGGTTTAATCTAATTTCCTTGCCAACTTTATGAACATTACCCAGTCTCTTATATGATTCTATTAAGACTTCATCGCTTACTTTTTTCATTTTTTCTCCCCTTTTCCTTGAGACAATAATTTCCCTTCCGTATACGCCTGATAGAGTGTCTGTTTACCATCAAACATATAGGGCAGGAAAATCTCATGGGGATGTGCCTGGCCGGAAGCGATCAAGCTCAGTTGAGCATGTATCCAATCCTTGATTATTCTCCAGGCAACTCGATACGCTTTCGCCTCCCG